TGAGCTGAGAATTCCCACATCGTCGCTGGACTCATTCTCGACTCTCCAAAACCAAATGTACCCTCAGTGTCACACAATCTCCCAAACCTCAGGAAATTATCTAACAATGGCGTGAAACGCAATAACTTATACTCGGGTCTGACTTTTCTAATTCTCTCTCTCGCATCATTAAAATATTCTGATCCATAAAAGAAACAGGCTCTGAGAGCTGAATTGCAATTGTTCTCACATGCAACTTCAGCTGGCTCAGCGTACACTCCTACTCTGTACCAGTTAATTTGTTCCAATGGGTCTTTCGCCAAAGGAACATAATAACCTGCCAATTTTCCTGTTTTATGTCTCAAAAAGGTAAACTCATTAACGCTGCGATAACAAAAATCACTCTTCTTATCTCCTGACGTCATCACAATGTTGAATTGTTTCAAAAATTCAGCAATCTTCTGACAGTTAAAGAACGGCTTTAGCTCGTCGGCAACAGTCATAACAAAATCATCTCCGTAATTCTTCGTACGGATAAACTTATAGTAGTAACAAATCTGATTAAATGCGGTATTCTGCATTAATGTCAAATAAGTTGTTCTAATATAAGTCTCATTAATTAATGATCCTATTATAGCTGTCATCATCGAACCTGAGCTTGTACCTGACGGTACAATCAAAATCCATTCTAAAAACTGATGCAAAGCTTGCGAATCTGCTTCCAACAAAGTTCTCGCACCTCTCTTCTGCAAAAACGTCATCCACTTCTCAACAAAAAACTTATTCAAGCGAGTTCTGATCTCCAAATTCGCTTTGTTATCAAAACCTTCATAATCAGCATCTTCAAAATCTGATCCTACTTCAAGCATTCTCCTAACAAAAGAATCCCATTCTTTACTAGTCTTATCCATTCCTATAGTTAAAAACGTATTATGACGGCACTGATATAAGTGCGCTATCATAGGCAAAAAATATTGCCTCATAACTATAGCAACAGCTACACTAGACATAGAAAACATTCTTACTTTTCCATTATCAACATCCTCGTTATCCTTTCTCTCATCTTTCAGAGTATTCGTAAAGGGATAATCAGGCAATATTCCACTCTCAATGTTACTATGAATAGTAACAATAAGATTGTGAAGGAGGGCATTAGGTCTATATGACCCAGGCTCTCCTTCAAAATATTGTCTTTTCTCACCTTTCATTCCCATTCCTACAAACGGAAAACCAGGGGATGTTGAC